GAACTGTCAGTTGATTGGGATGACTGGTTTGAATGGGCTACTGAGAACAAGATCCATAAAGATGTAGTTGGATTTTTGAGCTTCGCTAAGAAAGACTTGTATGACTTTGATCCCAAGTCTAGCTCACGTGCATTTGCTACTCCACGTTCTTGGTCATTTGTTAGCGAATTGCTCATTGATGACGATACTGATGCTGATACACTAACCGACCTAACCTCTGGTGCTATTGGTGAAGGGCTTGCTATCAAATTTATGGCTCATCGTAAGATAGCTAGTAAGATGCCTAATCCTAGCGATATTCTTCAAGGCAAAGTTAAGAAGATGGATACTAAAGAAATTAGTGCCATGTACTCTTTGACTGTTAGCCTGTGTTACGAGCTTAAAGATAGTTGCGACAAAAAGGCTAAAGATTGGAATGATCAAGTTAACAACTTCTTCCAGTTTATGATGGATAATTTTGAAACTGAGCTTGTCATTATGGGCACTAAACTTGCCCTAAGTACTTACAAGTTGCCGTTAGATCCGGACGAGATTAAGTGCTTTGACGAGTTCCATTCTAAGTTTGGCAAGTACATTGCCGCCGCTACTGAAAAGCAATAATTTGGTGCTAAACCAATTGACAGGACCTACGGGTCCTGTTACAATATATACATTGTAAAAACAAGGAAATGCTATGGGACATTCAGATCCAGTCGTAGATAAAATTATTGTTGCAAGGGTTGGCTTATTGCTTCGCCATCCGTTTTTTGGTAATCTTGCTACTAGACTTCAAATTAAAGAAGCAGACGATTGGTTGCCAACAGCTGCTACTGACGGTCGTCATATTTTTTACAACCGTAAGTTTTTTGAGCCTCTTACTACCAAGCAGGTAGAATTTGTTATTGCACACGAAATTCTCCATGCTGTATTTGACCATATGGGAAGAAACGAAGGCAGGCATCGTCAAATTTGGAATGTTGCAGCCGATTATTGTGTTAACGGACAATTAGTCCGAGATAGAATCGGTGACCACAATCTCCCCGACATTAAAATCTTTCACGACCCTAAGTATTACGGCTGGGGCGCTGAACAAGTGTATGACGAAATCTATGACAAAATGGATGAGGAAGAACTTGCTGCATTAGGCCAACTTCTAGACGAACACGTTGATTGGGGTAATAGCGATAATAAAAGTAACAAGCCTTCATATAGCAAAGAAGAACTTAAACAAATTCGAGACGAGATGCGTGAGGCTGTTATTCAAGCTGCGCAAGCCGCTGGTGCAGGAAATGTACCGGCAAGTGTAGCTCGAATGATTAAAGATTTAACCGAACCTAAAATGAATTGGCGCGAAATTCTTCGTCAGCAAATTCAAAGTACTATTCGAAATGACTATACTTTTATGCGGCCTAATCGTAAAGGTTGGCATATGAACGCTGTCTTGCCTGGTCAAAATTTTGATACTACTATTGACATCTGTGTAGGAATTGACATGTCAGGTTCAATTGGAGACGAGCAAGCTAAAGATTTCATTAGCGAAATCAAAGGTATTATGCAAGAGTTTAAAGACTTTAATATGAAACTTTGGTGTTTTGATACTAGGGTATATAACGAAGCAGACTTTAATGGATACAATTCCGACGAGTTTGACGACTATGAAGTTATCGGCGGGGGTGGAACCGAGTTTGATGCTAACTGGGATTACATGAAGGAAAATAATATCCAACCTAAGAAGTTTATCATGTTTACTGATGGTTACCCTTGGGGTAGCTGGGGTGATGAAAACTATTGTGATACTGTATTCATTATTCATGGAAATAATACCGTTGTTCCTCCATTTGGCGAGTACGCTTACTACGAAAAAATTAAAGAGTCAGCGTAATGGCTTTAAAGAACGGAAAACCAAATTCATTAAATTATTTTGAAGTGCGGAGGGTTAATTATGCTGCTCCGCACTTTAAATACATTTCTATAGATAGATATACGCCAAGTTTAGTTAAGAATGTTAATTCCTGGATTAAAAATAATCTAAACAATAGGTATTATATTGGCCAAGGATTAGAATTAGATAATTCTAACTCGTTTGTCTACGTAATTAATATAGGGTTTGAAAGTGAGAAGGAACTCAGTTTCTTCACGATTGCTTGCCCGTATTTACAAACGAGATAATTATAATAGCAGTTTATTCAAAGGAGAGACTATGTCTGAACAAACAGAAAAGCAGGCCCCAGCGGGCACAGAACAACAGCAGCCCGCAGCAGAATCTAACGATTTAAGCATTAGTGACCTTCAAGCTATGAAAGTGATTATTGATATTGCTAGTTCAAGAGGTGCTTTTAAACCAAATGAAATGATGGCCGTGGGGCAAACATATAACAAGCTAACAGCATTTTTAGACCAAGTGTCAAAACAAGCTGAAGCTAATAAAACAGGAGGCTAATATGGCCCAAAATTTAAAACACGTAGGTAGAATTATAGCTTCAGGAAAAAAAGTTCTTGTAGCGTTTCGTACTTTACCTGGAGATGCATATAGCTGTTTAGTTGTTGCAACAGAAAGCCTACCAGACGAATTACATAATGCAATTATTAATTTAGTCGATGGGCCTATGGCACAGGAATCTTACGAATTTGGCGAAGCATTAGATCGATCATTCTTTCCAGACGGAAGTCGAATGTTACCAAACTTACATGCAACAGGTCGGTTAATTAAAGTGCCAACTACTGCAGTAGAAATGACTCCAGTTCCTGGTGTAGCGGTAGTGCTATCAGAGCTTAATCAACTAATAGCAGAACAAAGAGGCATTGCTGTTGACGAACTACATGTTCAGCCAAGCGATGAAGATAAAAAGAAACAGCTAATTAGTGAAGTACCAGAAAACGCAACAGCAGCTACTACAACAAAGACTACTAACACTAAGTCTACTAGCGAATCTGTAAATTTAACTTCAGAAGATCAAGCTAAACAATTCCGAAGCGAAGCAGACAAACTTAGTAAACAAGCTGCAGAACTTCGTCGCAAAGCAGAAGAATTAGTACCAACAAAGAAAAAAGCTAAAGAAGTAGCGTGACAGACTCAGGGAAATCACTTCCCAGAGATGTCATTGATTGTTGGCCAGAAGTGTTTGAGGACATAAAACTCAAAGTAGTACCTCTTAGGTATCTTCATGCTGTGCTAATTACGTTCAGAGACGGCAAGACTTGGGAAATTAAAGTAACAGCCAAAACGAAAAAAGAAGGTTGGGATTCTTTTGAAAGGTCTCTTGCTGAGCTTTTTAAAACATATGAACGCAAAATTGATAATATCGATTTTAAACTTGACACCGAACGAGTCAAAAAAGATGTTAAAAAAACAACAAATAAATTTCTAAAAGAAAGAAAATTATAAATGAAAGTTAAATTAATTAATTCTTCTAAAGCTAGTAGAGATATGGCGGACGAAGGTATTTACGATGCACAAGAACTTATTGCGTTTTGTGCTAGAGTAAGTAATCCAAGCAACCAATTTAACACTGAAACAAGCGAAAAGCTAATTAGGTACTTAATCAAACACCAGCACTGGTCTCCTTTAGAAATGGTAAGTGCCTGCTTAGAAATTACAACTACTAGAGACATTGCTCGTCAAATTCTTAGACATCGTAGTTTTAGTTTCCAAGAATTTAGCCAGCGTTATGCTGACCCAACAGCAGAACTTGATGATGCGTTTGTATTACGAGAAGCTCGTTTTCAAGATACTAAAAATAGACAAAATAGTGTAGCATTAGACTTAGAAGACGAAACTCAAAGAAAACTTTCTTACGAATGGGAACGTGCTCAAAAACGTGTATTGTTTGCAGTCAAACAAGAATATAAATGGGCTATTGATAACGGTATCGCTAAAGAACAAGCTCGTGCTGTATTACCAGAAGGTCTTACAGTAAGTCGTTTATACATGAATGGTACATTACGTTCATGGATTCACTTTATTCAATTACGTTCTGGCAACGGTACACAAAAAGAGCATATGGAAGTTGCTCGAGCATGTGCTCAAGTTATTGCTGAAATATTTCCAATGGCTGGAGAGTTTGTGTCTGGCGATTAAACTCGGCTTGTAACCAAGCATAGTTATTAATTCTCATCAGTGCCGGTTTATTACCGGCATTTTTATGTCCGTACTGTCTGCCAGCGAGTGCGCCTAAAATTGCAAATTCACCGTAAAGTTTCTCTTTGCCTTTAGTACACCAGGTGTTTAATCGATCAATAGTTTCTTTATCAATTTGTCCTGCAATAGTTCTCGAAGATAACTTTACACACTCTCGAAATGCGGACCGCCAAGTGGTAAACGGATCTGTATTGAATACTGTTATATTTGATATAGCGTCAACAGCTTTAAATTTTGAACTAATACTAGTTGTCATATCAGGATTATTAACATCCATATTTAAAGTTAGCTTAGTTGGCAACAATTTAACTCCTCCGTATCCGTATACTAAATCATTTATAGGATTTTGACTTTGCCAAACATGGACTACATCTCTATCATAATGTGGAAGCAAAAGATTAAAATTAAAATCTTTTTCTATAATTGCATCAGCATCAACAACCCAAAACATAGGAGTACTAACTAATTTTGCTGCTTCAATGTGTGCGTTATGAATACCTTTTACTCCATGAACTCGTTTAGCTCGAGGACAGATATTAAGCAAAGATTGATAATTTTGATCTGCATTAGCTTCGTTATAGCTGATAAAAACTACATCATATAATTTTAATTTGCTTGTTAAAGTTTGATGCTCTTTTTTATTAATAATATATCTAAAATCTATTTCTTTTTTCGAAACTGGAGATTTTAAAGTTGACATTAACATTAGACCGTTATATTTTATTTCGCTAATATCTTGATTTTGAAATACATGATTTTCTTCTCTATCATAATTAAATGTTCCATCTAACGGATCATAGTATAAATCAAAAATTGTTTGATCTAAAATTTCAATCTCTGGCCATATGCACCAAAAAAGAGGTTGATGTTCTTTTTGATGTATCTCTAAATATTCTTCGTAAGTATTGATAAAATATTTTGGATACCGATACCTTGATACTGCTAAATCGTATTCTTTTCGATTTATCAACATCTTATAATTTACTTCTCTTTTTGAGACAGGTTTAAATTTAGAAAATAGTGTTAATCCACTTATAAATGAAGAGTTTTCATTACATAAGTTTTTCCATACATGATTTTCTTGTCGATCGTAAGTATTGTGAAAACTAAAAACAGTTTTAAATATACTATTATCTAAAATTTCAATCTCAGGCCATACACACCAAAACATGTCAGTTTCACTAGTCTTAAGTGCATCTAGGTACTGATCATAATTACTAATTTTAAATCGTTGATAAGGTTTTGAAAAGCTAGCTTGTATATCAATTTCTTTTTTATTAGTAAAGAATCTGTAGTCAGCTTCTCGTTTACTGACTTTTATTTTTTTGGGGAACAGACAAACTCCATCAAAGAATTCACCATTTCGAAAAATATGATTATATCCAGTATCCCACTCAGGAACTTTATAGTCAAAATTAAAATTATTCTGAATTAATAAATTATCCCAAACTACCCAAAACA